CTTCTCTCAGCCACCGTCTTGGTAGCAACCGGGCCAGTAAACCATACGTAAAACTGTTACTCGCATTAGAAACATCTGCAGTAACATGCGTACGGGTTTTAGAGTATCTTTTCGCCAACTTACGATGCTTCTTCTGTAAATTGGAGATATTAAGACCCTCCTTAACTAACCGATCCGCGAAAACAGCTCCTAAACCATAGGAATGAAAACTTCCAATTAAGGTATTGGGAACAATTCCACGACGGATTTTCCAGTTCTTGTCAACATTAGTCATATCCAAAGATGTACACACCTCATACTTGGCGCTTTTCTGCGCACTTGCTAGGAGGCCCGACAGGATGTTATCTGTTGGAAGGTATGTTTTAGTAAACCATACAATGTGCTCGCTAGAACCTGTAATGTTCTCCAGTTTGCAATCTAAGTAGCTGTTGCGTGCTGGCGTCCCTTTGCAGGCTCGTTTCCCGAAACGACATAAGCTGAGATGTTCTTCAAGATCATACTCTCCAAGAATTCTGGAGATGATCTTTCGAGCTCTCTGTAATACGCGCAATGAAGATGTCCGGTACTGTTTTCCGGTACTACATCCTAATTGCTGCTGATGGGCAAAGAACTTGGAATATGTGTTATAATCCAATTGCTCATCAGTGTAAACGTCGTCTTTGAAACGGTATCGCTTAAACAGATTTTCAAGCTGGTACTCCCTCTTAAATAAATGAGGGACAACTTGTGATCTGTATGGAAATTTATATGCGCGATAATCGGCTATGCCTTGTTTAAGGGCTAGTTCCGGTGCACGCGCATAATCATTACCATAAAGCGAACGAAAATCTCTGGTTAGCGCATAATACAAATTCTTCATTACGATATCTGTATCATACACTCTTGCTTTACTGATTTTCTTCTTCATGAAAGTCTCCAGTGAGAGAAAAGGGTTAACCTCCGAAAGGATTAATCAACCGATCCTACTTGGATCAAATTGGTAAAATCCGAATCGAAGAGAACTTGTGCTCCCCAATCAGCTAATTTCTTGATTTCCGCAGTAGTCATCTCGGGATGTAATTCGAGTGATTGTCTGTGGACGGGGAACGCAACAGTACCATTGGCAATGATTTTGGGCATTACGGTAGTTACATCAACCTTTTGCTTGGACCATGTGCCATCTACCTGTAGTTTAGCGGGTCGTACTTTACATGTAACTGTTGGCCGTATTCTCATATCGGTCACAGCTGCATCTTGTACTTGTACGCCATTGGCTACAGTTTGTGCTGACGTTGTCAGCGTAGAAGAAGTTCCACCAGTTACGGCAAGAGTTCCACCAGATACAATTGTTGCACCTTTAATAGGCATAATTCACCTCCTGATTGCTCGCAACACTGCAGGCATTTTGTTCAAAGCCTGTTGCAGCGTAAGCGAAAGGGCGTTGCAAGTACGGTTTATACCAAACTTTGCAACTTCAAATTGTGGATTGACAATTGGGACATCACCGGATCTCCGTTCCATTTTTCTACTATGTTCTTGAAACATAGACGTAGTAGGACCTAAGGATACACCACGATGTGTGGTGTCCGTCGATCGATACACTGATAGAACGTCACGCTGGTGTGTAATAAAATGCCCAGCGTAAACAATGTTGTCGCTCATAGAAACACGATTGAGCCACTTTGACATATTAAAGAACCAGTCTACTACAAAACTCCAAGGTACAGCGTCCCATAAAATGGAAGGTAAATTCATCGGGTCCAATCCATGTTTGTATAATGGAGAAGGAGGTGTAATATATGTATATTGCACACCCGCCGAATATGATTCCTTCACTGAGACATCCTTTCTCCAATAACTCATAAAACTGTAGTTATTGAATTCGGAGTTGGACGTCGTTCCTGTATAATTCTTGGAATCGACGACCCTAGCATGCGTCTTTTGAGCAAGAGCTGTATCCATCAAAGATCTCTCAACGATGGTACAAGCATCTTTAAAATCCTGAATCGAAGGACATAGGCCGTAAGAATATTCAAGCCAATTGTTCGACGCAGATCTCAAAAGAGCTTTTCCCGCCTTTGAAGCTGGAATACGCTTCTTAGGATCTCCAAAATGCAGTACTAAAGAACCACCGCGCTTTCTCCTATAAAGGATAGGCGCTTTAGCCTTTTGCATTTTAGAAATCCA